TAGGCGCAACCCTGTACTTCTTTATCAACACAAACACGATTGTCCCATCGGTAAGGTGAGCAAGATCCAAGTTGATAAAAAAGGTATTTTCGTAGAGGCTTCTGTAAGTGAAGCAGCTGAAAAAACCCACGGAGTGCAAACCCTTATCAAAGACGGTGCGTTAAAAAGTTTTAGTGTTGGATTCAAAGTAAAAGATGGTAAATATGATCGAGAAAGTGACACAATGTCAATTACTGATGTTGAACTATTAGAGATTAGTGTAGTTAGTGTCCCTTGTAATCAAGATTCATTATTTAGTATTTCAAAAAGTTTTAACACTGATGAGGAGCGTAAAAGTTTCTTAGAGCAGTTTACTAATAAGGATGAGACAAAGGCACATATTAAAGCTGGGATTACTGACATGAAAGAAGGTCATTATCACACAGTAGAAATGGATGCTGACGGAAATGGTGTAACAACCTATGCCTCTCACATGCAAAATCATGTTCATATGATTGAGAATAACATGATTAAAGATGCAGAAGGCCACTCACATGAGATCTCTATGGCAGCTGTAGCAGTTCACACAGACATGGATGCAGAAGATGAAGATGCATCTGTAAGTGAAAGACCCTTAAGCCCTACTGAGCAAATGGTTTCAGAAGGAAAAGCTGAGTCTGAAGAAGTAATTGATGTTAAAGTTAATACTGAAGATTCACAAATAACATCTGAAGAAAAAGATGATGATGAGGAAGAGTTAGTATTAAGAGATCCTAACGAAGAAATTCCTTTTGTTAATCTTTTATCTGAAAATGTAGATAATCTTAAAAATGGTACCCTTATTGAGTTTCAAGATAAGACCTATAAGGTTGTTAAAATTGCAACAGACCAATCGCCAACTTTTAAATTTTTAGAGGTTGACGCTAAAGGAAATAGTTGTGATAATACTCTTAATGTTGAGGCAAAAAACATTGAAAACCCAATTAGTGAAGAAAAAATGAGCGCGACCTCAGAGCTTCACAAAAATTCCGACGAGGAGGAAAGCATAATGGCAAATCAGGAAGTAGACACTCCTATAGATCTTAAGGCATCGGCTCAAGCAGCTGGTCTCGAGGTTAAAACTGTTGAAGCACAAGCTGAAAAGCAACAGGCTCCAGCACAAGTTAGTGTGTCAGAACCAGAAGTTGCTAAACTAGTCGAGAAAACTGGTGAAGCAATATTAAAGGAAGCAGATGCTCAAGATAGAAAGCAATCTGACTACACACCTATCGAAACAGGACAAGTTGACGAGTTAAAGGCTCAAATTTCATCTTTCAAAGATCAAATTAAATCTTTACAACAGTCAAAGATGTTCTATCAAGAAAGTACAAGAAATCAATCTCAGTTCTCTGAGAAAGAAATGGCAAACGCATATTTACTATCAAAATGTTTAAATAAGCGTGACGTATACGACACAAAGTATGCTGGCAGAATGAAAGCGATCACAACTGTTGATCAATTTTTATCTAACTTTTCATCAAACATTTATACAGAAATGGAACAGCAATTAGTAATTGCTCCAATGTTTGAAAGAATCTCAGTGGATGCTAGAAACTTTAGAGTACCAGTAGCTGACGAAGATACTGATGGAGATGTAGCACAGTTTAAGTCTGGCACATTTGCAACAGGTATCGCAGACGCTTCTAACGTACCTACCACTAATCAGAATACCTTATCAGCTGTAACATTTACACCACATAAATTTATGGCTACAACTCATCTAGCAAAAGATGAGGAAGAAGATACAGTACTTCCATTATTAGACTTTTTAAGAGCAGCAGCTACAAGACGTTTAGCAAGAGCTATTGATAAGTCAATTTTAAGAGGAACTGGCGCTTTATCAGGTTTTACTGCAAGCCCAACTAATGCTATTACAGCAGGAACTGGTTTTGCATCTGTCATAGAAGGTTTAACAAACTTAGCATCTGATGCATCATTATCTGTTGCAACAGGTTCTGGAAATGACAAAGTAGACCCAACTGATATTGCGGCTGCAAGAACTTCTTTAGGTAAGTATGGTCTTCAATTAGGCGATCAGTTAGTATACCTAACAACTATCGAAGGATACAATAACCTAGTTCAAACATCAGACTTTAGAACAGTTGATAAGTTTGGACCTAACGCAACCTATTTAACAGGTTCTGTTGGTGCAGTATATGGTATACCGATTCAAATTACTGAGTTCTTAGATAACGTAGGATCTACAGGTAATCACATCGGATTATTAATGTACAAGCCAGGCTTTTTAATCGCAGAGAGAAGAGCTATGGAGATCGAGAGCGAGTACGAACCAAGACAGCAGGTAACTGCAATGTACATGAGTACACGTTTTGATTTCAAAGCACTAACTACAAACTCCAGTGCTGCTCTAGATGCAACTAAGTATCCATACGCAGTAGTAGTTGACGCAGGTTAATAATATATAATCTATATTACTATATCTTAGGGGGAGGTGGATAACCTCCCCCATTTTTATTCGAAGGGAAAAATAAATGATTGTAATAAACGAAACAATAAAAGAGATGAAAACCTGGGAAGAGGCTGAGAAATATCTAGCTAAAAGTGGATTATCACAGGGTCATGTCGATGAGCAAGAAACTTTATGGAAAGCGGAAATCTTACCATACGTGGTTGATGAAGTAGCACTAGCTATAGAAACAAAGAATGCTGCTATTGCTAAAGATAAAGCAGAAGCTGATGCTAAGAAGGCTGCTGCTACTAGAGAAGAGGCCATGATTAGAAAAGCTGAAAGAGCAAAACTAGCTGCTGAGAGAATGGCTGCTAGACCTAAAAGAATAGCACCAAATAGAGGTGCAACAAGACCAGCTAGCAGAATGAGAGGTCAGTCTGCCAAAGCTAAAACTAATAAAGTAGCTCCAGCTATTAAAGCTGCTACTAAAAGCATTTTTAAAAGTACATCCCCAAAGGTAAGTGCAGCTCCAAAGGTAAGTACTATCGAAAAGGATGACTAAAAAATGGATAGACACGAAGAGGGTTTGGGCAGATATCCTTATGTAAGTTTAGCCCAGGTAAAAAGTTATTTAAGTATTAATAGTGATACACATGACGGTACATTAGCTAATATTATTAGTTATGCTACAGGTGTAGTAGAACACTATATTGGTCAACAGGTTTTAGCCAATAATTACACAGAGGTTTTTGACGGTGGCCAGACAAGTGTATTTATAAATAGACTTCCTCTAAGTAACGTGTTTGAGGTCACAGAGTTTGATGGTATACAACATCAGACTCTGGAAGACCCGACTACCGTAGGTATGCCTAATGTGCAAGATACCGATGAGTTAACTCTAACTTTTAATAATGATGCACATCTTAATTCAAGAATAAAACGTTTTGGTAAGTCTAGCTTACAAGTCGCATCCGCGGACTTTGTAGAGGGTACTGTGCCAACGCAGGTAAAATTTGAAGAAGGTGATTTTACCGTAGAGATGTTTATTCGTGTAGACGGTGCGTCTTTACCAGAACAAGAGATATTCTCTATTAATGGAGATGCCTCAAATCATTTGAAATTTTCCTGTAACGGAACAAGCGGATTAAAAATTGTAGGCACAATTGGCGGAAGCGCTGCTACTGTAAAAGGTGCTAACACACTTATTCAAACACAACAATTTGCAAGAAGAGAGTTTGCGCACGTAGCCGCCTCTTTTAATAGCACTTCTCAACAAATGTTTTTATCATATAATGGTAATAATATTGTAACTACAGGTGGTGATAGCTACGCGGTAAGTAACAATTCATTCACAGCTAATGTACTAATCGGTAAAGACTTTGTAGGTTTTATTGATGAAGTAAGAATTAGTGATAAAGCACGATATTCAGGAGACTTTACACCTCCTGATCAAAGATTTAGACCAGACCAAGATACAGTTACTCTAATTCACTTTGATGGTAAAAACGGAGCAACTGAAGCAAAAGATATACATGCAGCTATTAATGAATATAGTTTTTCTCGTGATAGTGGTGAAGTGACTAGAGACACTGGTGATTTAGGTATAACAGGT